TTACATCAGGCTTTCGTATGGCTGTAGCACATACAATCATCGATGATATATTCAATGCTTCTATTGCTAAAATGGTTAAGAATGGAGATATGAAGAAGTTTGAACGTCTACAGATAGATGCTAAGTCTATAAAGGAAGCCCAGACGTACAAGGATAAGGTGTTTAAATACAACAAAGATGGCAGTATTAAAGATATTAATCTTGAAGCACTTCCTATAGAGCTTCAGCAGAAAATAGATAGGGCTGTTAGTAACGCTAGTCGTCTAACCATATTGTCTGGTGATAAGAAACAATTGCCTGGTATATTCTCTAATGCCGATGACATTTGGTCACAACTTCTAACACAGTTCCTATCCTTCCCTGTTCAATCGTGGGACAGCCTACTTCTTAAAGGGATGGGTGAGAATAAAGCAAGAGTAGCTACTGCTGTTATGTCAGGAGCATTTATCTCTAGTGTCTTAGCGTTGATGAACGAAGAGGTTAAAGTACAAACAGGTCTGATTAAAGAGCGTGACCGTAAGTATGATATTACCAGTGATGCAGGTCTACGTAACTTAGGTATTAATGCCCTTAAGAAAGGAAGTATGGTGGCGAGTCTATCACTAGTTATGGACACTATTATACCTATGTTTACAGGTCAGAAACTAGGTAGTACATACCGACCAGGTAATACTATGTTCTCCTTATTAGGTCCTAGTGCAGGACGTATGGAGGATTACTTTAAAACAGTACAAGGGGTTGATTTTAATCCTTTTGATTCAACAAGTAACGCTTGGAAGACTGTCTACGGACGTACAATTATGTTAAATAGTTTCCTTCCTGCCTATAGCTTACCTATTGTAGGTGATGCTCTTAGGTATTGGAATAAGGAAGCTGCAGGTAAACTATAATTAGGAGAATATATGAGTAAAGCAAACATTGAAACACTTAATAACATTCACGATTTGCTTGCTACTCACTATGTTAATAAACTCAAGTCAGGGGAACTAACTCCTGCCGAGCTTACTGCTGTTAATAACTTCCTTAAACAGAATGATATTACCGCAGACATAGTAGAGAGTAAGCCAATGATGAATCTAGTAGAAGAGATGAAGGATACCAGTGCTGAAGAGCTAATGGATGACATCATTCACTTTGGTTAAAAATATATAAAGGAGACTGAATGAGCATCTATGACAGAAGCTTAACCAAGACAGAACTTAAAGCATTAGTTAATGACTTTAGGAGCTATCTTAACTACGTGTGGGAGGGTATTAACCTACCAGCCCCCACTCCTATTCAAACAGACATAGCACAACAACTAATGACAGGTGATAAGCGTTTCCTACTGGAAGCGTTTCGAGGGGTAGGTAAGACCTACATCTGCGGTGCATATGTTACTTGGAGATTATTACGTAACCCAAACGAGAAAGTATTGATTGTATCCCAATCGGGAGCACACTCTGATGCTATTGCTCAGTTTATTAGACGTTTAATCTTTGACCTACCTATATTGGAACACCTACAGCCTACTGGCGATATGAGAAACTCTGTAAAGAGCTTTGATGTTGCTGGTTGTGAAGTAACAGTACAGCCTAGTGTTAAGTCATTAGGTATTACCTCACAGCTACAAGGTAACCGTGCTTCCATTCTAATCTCTGATGACGTAGAAGGAATGCAGAACTCTGCTACAGAACAAATGCGAGCTAAACTACTTGCTACTGTAGCTGAATTTGATGCTATTCTACAGACAACAGATGCTGCCCAAATCATTATGTTAGGTACACCTCAATCAGGTGAGTCTATATATAACAAGATGAGGGACAAAGGTTTTAGAACCGTAGTATATCCTGCTCGGTATCCCGAAGATACTGACGTGTATCAGGGCACATTAGCCCCCTACATTACTACGCCTTTAGAAAAGGGTGAAGTAGAAGAAGGAGAATGTACAGACACTAGATTTACTCACCAGGACTTGGTTGAACGTGAGGCTTCTATTGGTCGTAGTTGGTTTAGACTACAGTACCAATTAGACACGACATTATCAGATGCTGATAAGTATCCTCTGAAGACTAGTGATTTCATTGTACACGACTTAGATGACAACAAAGGTCCGATAAGTATCTCCTACTCTAGTTCTCGTTCTTCCTATATGGATGATGTTCCTAACATTGGGTTTACAGGGGATGCTTTCTATAGAGCAGGGCACGTAGACACTGAGTATGTTCCCTATGAATATGCTATTATGTCTGTCGACCCTAGTGGTAGAGGTAAGGATGAGACAGGTTATGCTATTATCAAACAACTACACGGTAAGATATATGTAAGTGAAGTAGGTGGAATGAGAGGTGGTTATACCATTGAGAACCTTACTAAACTAGCAATGGTAGCTAAGAAACACCAGTGTAAGTTAATGGTAGTAGAAAGTAACTTTGGTGATGGTATGTTCTCTGAGCTACTTAAGCCTGTGTTACGTAGTGTTTATCCTGTTTCTATTGAAGAGGTAAGACATAACATCCAGAAGGAGAAGAGGATTATCGATACAATTGAACCTCTACTTAATAGTCATAAACTAGTGATTGATGCTAGTCTGATTAGAAAGGATGTAGGTGATGCACTAGCAGACCACAAGGACTTACCTAATAGCCTCATACACCAACTAACTCACATTAGTAAGGACAGAGGTAGCCTACAACACGATGACCGACTGGATGCATTGTCTATGGCTCTAGCATTTATTGTAGAGAGTGTAGGTGTAAGTGCAGAGGATGCAGTAGCTAGATACAAAGAAGAACAGCTGGATGCCGACTTAGAGAGGTTTATGAACGGTGTAGGAGTAGGAGGTAGGGTAAGAACTACTAACTATTTAGACAGTTTTAAGCACCTGTAAGTCATTGATAGTTAAGTGATATTTTTAATAACATACTTATATAATGAATAACTTCATTAGTCCCGATTTGATGTCACTGGAAAACAATCAGCTGTACTCATATACGTTGTAGCTCAGGCTCAACACCGAGGCGTTTAGCACCATCCTTAGCAGGGGAAAGTAGAATAGTAACGAGTAACACTGGGTTTTTAAAACGAGTGTGGGCTTACCAGAGTTATGTTGACTTACTATTAGACCTATGACCTGTGTTAACAGGAAGGAGTATTGCTAAGCCCCTCCTTGATGTATAGAAACAATAGCTCCCTCATATAGTAATAGTTATTGTTATAATACATAGTAAGAGAAGTAGTAAGTAGAAAGTAAGTAATATTACTTCTACTAACCATTCTACTAACTACTACTACTAACTCCTCTCCTTACTACTTGTTAGGAATCGAGAGCAGTTATCCTTACTTGATACTTCACCTCCTCAACTCACTCCCTCAGTCTCCAGTGGGTTAATAGTAAGAGAAGTATCACTTAAGGGTAGTTGTCACAGCACAATAGTACAGCCTTTACAGTGACTAGTTTAAGCATATTATGTGGTGCTACCCTTTCTAAAAATATTAGAAAAATGTCTGGGGGTAGGAAATAAGCATTTTACCCGAACTTCCCCATAGCCCTTTTGAATAACCTAGTAAAATAGTAGGACATTTAGTTGACTAAAATAGTTGGGTATATATCCTACTAATATGGTGGGGTATTATTGTTATACTTGACTACAATAGTAGGTTATTATCGCTAATAGTTATCCACAAAGTTATCAACAAGTTATCCACATAGTTATCAACAATTATTCAAAGATATATTTTTCATTAATCCCTATTATTTATGCGGTTATAAACATACATTTTTGCTTGACATATAAGCCATATTGTGTTAATAATGTGTTGTATTTATACTACAAAATGTAGTATTCTTGCTTTTATTGATAAAAGGTATCACGGCAAGGGTAAAGAATAAAAGTGGCTAGAATCGCAAATATGGACGTTTTAGGATATTTTGATTTATTTTCAATTTATTTTGCCTTCTAAGTCATTGATTTTTAATGATTTTTAATTTATTTTCAATTAATTGCATAAATTAAGTGAATAAAGTGTTGACATAGGTTTGATTTTATGGATAATAGATTCCATACCAAGCAACAAGGCAATGAGCCAAGGGTATACAAGAAAACAATAATATAACAACAACAAGGACAAACAAAATGGAAAACTTTAAACTACTACATACTACTGCAACAACTGCTGACCAACTAGATACTAAACTTAACGAACATATCGCAAACATTGTTTTAAAGGACAATATTAAATACTGTGAATGGTTAGATACTCAAGTAAATACCTTAGCCGAGAAGGAATTAAAAGCCTTTAAGAATGAAATCAGAGTCATTCAACGCAACTTGAATAAAAAATCAACCCAGGAAATGATTTTAGGCGAAAAACCAACGGACAAAATCGTTCTAACAAAGGTTAAGTCCAAAATGGTTGAAAACGGGGAATACCCTAAAGAGTCATTAGGCAAATATGTATTCAATATGCAATCAAAGCCTGAACCTAAAGAGGACGACGATTTTATTACAGCTATGACTAAGCTAATGAAAAAGCACGGCATAACAAATGACGAGCTACGCACTCAAATATTGAACGAAAACTTTAAATAAATTGTTCACAGTGAACAAAATACAAGTAAAAACAACAAGGACAAACAATGCAAACTTATCACTCATTAATCAAATCTGATACTTTACTAGATAATAATAGTTGCACGGTGGTGGCTTCATCACTAGCCTTTGACCAACCTTATGAAAGTATGTTATTACACTACGACAAGCAAGGCAGAAAGCGGGGGCGTGGTGTTGAGACTAGTAAAGTTAAACAAATTAATCTAGAATTAGCAAAGAAGTATAACTATAAATCACAGGTATTCAATAGAAAGCAAGTCAGAGAATTAGCAGGGGGTAAAACTATGACTGTAAACAATTGCACAAAATACCTAGACCATACAAAGAATTATATTATAGGGGTAAGGGGTCATAGTGTAGCAATGGTTGAAGGGGATATTCAAGATTATACCGAAGGCAGTAAAAGACCTATCCTAAGCCTAATTGAGTTGACAATACCGAAGGATAAACGTACTACTTGTACTGATGGGGAATTAGACCACCTATTCGGCAAAGAAAAGAAAATTGTTCACAGTGAACAAAATATCAAAGAGTTAGAACAACTACTTGAACAAGCAAGACAACTACTAAAATAATAAGGGAGAAATGACAATGCAAGACTTTAAAACTGAAAACTTTACAATTACTTTATACTCAACTGACCGAGGATATTTTGAACATAACCGATTAGGCGAGGATTTAGGTGGTGGCTTATGGTTTGATGGGGATAACTTAACTGATTATGATGGTGTTTACGAGTTGCCTAGTGAAATAAATCAATGGCTACGTGAAAATGATTATACATTCCTTGATTATGATGGTGTTAATCAACTAGACGAGAATGCATAATGGAAGATTTTATAATGAAAATAGGTGGTGGATTAATAGTATTTGGCTTTGTTGTTATGTTTAGTTACGCATTGACAGAGTTTATGTTACTAGGGATTTAAATTGTTCACAGTGAACAAAATATAAAAGTAAAAACAAATAAGGAGAAATTAAAAATGAATATTATAAATAATTTAGAGCATAGTGAGTTCTTTGATGATAATGGTTGGTACAAAGATAAACCTATGACATTAAAGAGTGCCGAAGAGCTAGTAGGGGGGTTATCGAAAGGTAGCAAAATGGTAGTACCTAGCACAGGATTTAATACTGATACTTGTATTACAGGTAGTAAGTTAATGAAATGTGAGGGCAGTGTTTGCACTGATTGTTATGCTGACAAAGGACACGCCAAAACATTTGATTATGTAGTAAGACCTGCTAGAGATAGGCGACTAAAAGCCCTTAAAAACAAGGGTTGGGTAGATGCGTGGGTATATCTCTTAAACAATAAGAAAATATATCAAAAGCATAAGATTATGAGATGGCAAGATAGCGGGGATTTGCAAAGCGAGGAACACCTAGATAATATTGTAGAAGTAGCACGTAGAACGCCTGACATACAGCATTGGTTGCCTACTAAAGAGTCATTTGTTAAACGTAGGGATGATTATCCTAGTAACCTAGTGATTAGATTAAGTGGTAGTTTTATCGATGGAAATGCCCCTAAATTTACTCATACTTCTACTGTTACTACTGATATAGACAAAGTAACTTGTTATGCTAGTTTACCTAAAGATAATAAACTATGGCACGATGGCTGTGGCGAGTGTAGAAAGTGTTGGGATAGTAGTATCGATAACGTATGCTATTACAAACATTAAATTGTTCACAGTGAACAAAATATAAGTAAAAACAAATAATAATAACGGAGAAATAAAAATGGAAATCAAAATTAAAACTAATAGTTGGTCAGAAACAAACGCTGTATATGATTTAGCAAGAGGCGTATATCATCACTTAGATAAAGATGATGGCGAGATTGATATTACTTATGAAAATAATATACTTGATGATGACTATGATAGCTATGTACTGATAAATATAACTAAAACAACATACACAAGTATTGTCAAACTAAATACTCTTATGGATTTGGTTAAAAAATTTACAAAAGTAGAGGTATAGATATGTGCGAGTATGAAGGATTAGCAGAGATAAGTGATTGTTGCGGTGCTGAGATTATCTATACAGATATTTGCAGTGAGTGTAAAGAACATTGTGAGGCTCACGAGTGGGACGATGATGACCTAACGCCCGAGGAAATGAATGCAGAACTAAGACAATTAGGATTTTAATTAATTGTTCACAGTGAACAAAATATAAGGAGAAATGAAGATGACATATAACGTATATAGCTCTATGCTAGGTGGATACCTTGCAATGGGATTTGAAACAAAAGAAGAGGCTCAATCACACATCGAGAATTATCATTGTAAGATTGAGAAGACTAGAATGAGTGTAATCGCAGGAAGAGAGGAGTTTATAGAACAAGAGGATGATTATGAATCGGAAGACCAAACAGACTCACTTTACTATCAATCGCAAGAAGATTATTATAATTTATAAGGAGAAATGAAAATGAGTGAGAAATTTACAGATGTAGGCGAGTTTTTGAACGGGCTCTTAACGGTCTACACTTACAACTATATTGATGCAGAACAAGTCTTAGAGATTACTAGAGATAATAGTATATCTGATGAGATAGTACTAGGCTTTATACATTACCTAGAGTTGGAAGGTTTTGAAGAATTTATGAGATTAATAAAGGAGAAATAAAAATGAGAACAAATAGCTTAAAGGATTTTATAAGCCTACTACAACAGCACTTAGATAATGGTGCTACTGAAATTGACACATACATTAACAGAGATGATGATAATTATGAGTCAAAGATGTGGGTGTTTACCAATGCGGTGGACACAACACGATTAGAGATTGGAATGGAGGAAGTTAAAGATGAAGGTTAAACAAGTAATTAAACTATTAGAGGCAACCTATGAGCCTGATGATGAGCTAATGATTGATTGGGTAGATAGGTTTGTGTTTGATGACGTAGATGAAGTATCAAAAGAAGTATGGAGTGATGCTGTTGGTACTGTGGAAGGTGCGTATGCAAGTATGATTGATATGGATTATGTACAAGATGTAGTCAATGAAGCTACTGAAGAAGCACAGCAAAAGGAGGAACAATATGGATAATTATATAGACCAAATAAATATACCTATCTCAGAGAATGACCTTGAGAAGTTTAAAGCCTTGGTGTATAGTGATGAGGAGTTTAGTTGGACATTTAAAACTGAGGATAGTGAGGAGCTAATAGAGATTAATTTTGTACAAGAAACAGAGGAGTAAATAATATGAACTTTAATAGAGATAGTAGATTTATGCAAGACAATAAACGCAGAAAGGTGTTGCGTGAAATGAAATTAATAGAGGGGAAACCTATGAGTTACGAGAAATTCCTAAGAGATTACCTTAGA